GAAGATTGATACCACGAAAACCCCATTCAAATACATCGGTTACTGCGACTAATGGATTGGAATCAAATTGTATGTTAGGAGTTTTGGCACTATACACAAATACATAATATCTTCCGACACTTGGAGATGATGTTGCTGTTGTACTTAAATTATCCATCAACTCAATCATGATATCATCAGCTTCTTCCGTGCCAATAAGACCATAGACTACAGATCTCACACGATTTTCTTTATCATCGGTGGGATAACTATTCATTTCTTGATTCCTAATTCATCTTCGGTTAATACTTTAAACTCCCACATTCGATCCTTACAAAACTCTTCTGCTGCTTTCCACTTTGCCTGATTTTTTGCATATTCATAGACTTCGTAGATATATCCCTTCGTTTTTTTCTTTTTCATCTTCGGTTCGACTGTCTGTTTCTTAGGTTTGATTTCAATAATGTATCTTTTTATTTTACCATTAGATTCTTTGACTTTGATATAAAAGTCAGGAAAATAACGATGAACTTTATTATCAATGGGTGATCGGTAGGGTAATACAATCTCTTCACTTCCCCATTCAAGTATTTTCGTTTGATTATCACAATAAACCATGAATTTTCTTTCCCAAAGTGATCGATATATTATGTTAGATGAATCACCTTTGTATTTTTTTGGATTCGATGGTCTATATCTACCTTTATATGACATCTAAATAGATAGTAAGACAAAATATAAAGTATTTAGATGGTTCGTCCTAAGAAAATAGCTGATATCAAACCAATACTGACTAATGTAGCTCAAACATCTCATTATCAGGTGTTCTTTGATGGTCTATCAAGAGACCTATTTCAGTTTCTTGGTACAAAGGGGGTAAATAGGAGATTTATAACGGAGAACGCTGGATTATTATGCAATCAAGCATCAATACCAGGTAGTTCTCTTGCAACAACTGATATATTTGGTAATTTTACGGGTGTACAAGAAAAATTCGCACATACAAGAATATTTACAGAGTTATCACTTGATTTCTATGTTGATAAAGATTATAAAATGATAAAGTTTTTTGAACACTGGATAGATTACGTTGCAACTGGATCAGAAAAGTCACCAACATCACCTTTAAAGAAAACTGACTTGGGATATTTTTATCGAATGAGATATCCAAGAGGTTCGGCAGGTTATAAATGTGACAAGACAAAAATTATAAAGTTTAATGTTGATTATCGTTCAGAGATAGAATATACTTTCTTTGGGTTGTTCCCAATTAATTTTTCTTCTACTCCTGTTCAGTATGGTAGTTCTGATGTGTTGAGAACTAGTGTAACGTTCAGTTATGAGAGATATATTGCAGGAGAAGAAACAAGTCTTTCTTTTAATAGAAAGAAGAGTGAGAACATTGAAAAGGCAAGAGTCTAAACCAAAATTGACTTTTAATTTCAAAAATCGGGGAAAAAAAATTCCCCAAAATTTTTGACCTGTCAGGATTTCAAAAAAGTCCTATAAATAAAACTACTGAAGTGCTATAAACATTATGCCATTACCAAAAATTGCAACACCGACATATGAGTTGGTTTTACCTTCTTCTGATCGAAAAATAAAATATCGACCATTTTTAGTTAAAGAAGAGAAAATATTGATTATTGCAATGGAATCTGAAGATCAGAAACAGATAACGAATGCAATTAAAAGTGTAATTAACAATTGTATACTATCAAGAGGAATTAAGGTTGATAAATTATCTACTTTTGATATTGAATACCTCTTTTTAAATATAAGGGGAAAATCTGTTGGTGAGAATGTCGAGGTTCTCATTACATGTCCTGATGATGAAAAAACACAAGTTCCTGTGATGATTCCACTTGATGAAATTAAAGTTCAAAAACATCCTGATCATAACAAAGATATAAAATTAGATGATAATTTAGTATTAAGAATGAAATATCCTTCATTATCAGAATTTATAAAAAGTAATTTTGATTTAACTGGTAATATTGGAGTTGAGGAGTCATTTGATTTAATTATCTCATGTATTGATCAAATATACAATGAAGAAGAATCTTGGACATCTGCGGATTGTACAAAAAAGGAAATGGTTGATTTTTTGGATCAATTAAATTCAAAACAATTTAAAGAGATTGAAAATTTCTTTGATACCATGCCTAAATTGTCTCATACCGTTAAAGTGACGAATCCAGAGACAAAGGTAAAAAGTGATATCGTTTTAGAAGGGTTATCGTCTTTTTTCGAGTAGGTATGGCTCATGCGAGTTTAGAGTCATACTATAAGATTAACTTTGCTTTGATGCAGCACCATAAATATTCATTAACAGAGATTGAAAACATGATACCATGGGAAAAAGATGTATATATTGCTCTTTTAGAACAATATATTGAAGAAGAAAACTTAAAACAAAGACAACAAGGTAATGGATAACTCTCCAGCATATGAAAATTTTAGTAATAAGATGACTTCAATGCGAGGTGGTGTTGGTGGTAGCCCTATTTTAAAGAGAAGAAAGATAAATGCAAATAAAGTTTTTAATAGGGAAGGATCAGATCCTCTTGCCAAGCAAATAGAAAAAAACTCAAGGGAAATAGTATTATTAAAAAACGTCGTTATATTAAATACTAATCGAGTTTCTCAGATATTAGTAAATGACGCTGAGAGAGAAAAGTCAATACAAAGAGAAGCACAAAGAAAACAGATATTACAAGATGAAAAAGACAAATCTAAAAAGAAAGAGGGATTATTAGAAGGTGTTGGTAAATCGATAAGTAAAACTCTACTTAAACCTGTAGAGGCAGTTGGTAAAACTGTAAAGGGTGTATTAGGTAGATTAGCTGATGCTTTTATGTTGCTTTTTGGTGGATTTATAGCAGATAAAGGAATTAAAATGATTCAGGCACATATGTCGGGTGATACTGAAACATTTAAAAAGATGAGAAATACTATAATTAAGTCAGTCGCAGTGGTTGGTGGTATATTTCTCGTTTTAAATCGTGGTTTATTGGCATTACCTGGCATTATATCTGGAGTTATAGCTGCTGTAATTAAAATTGGTGGTGCGATAATGGCATTTTTGGCAAGTCCAGCAGGATTGATTGCTCTTGGATTAGCAGCGGGAGTTGGTGTATTGTTTGCCATGAAAAAGGGTGTTGACGCTGCTTCAACCAAACTCGCTGGTGGTAGTAAATTTCAGCAAAAATTTAATGATCTTAAAGGTCCTCTAACAGAAGCTGGCATTACAGTAACAGGTACAGGTAAAGATGAAAAGTTTTATGTTGCTGACAAATATCAGTCACAAGGTGGATCAAAAAGTAATTTTACCATAGAAAAAGCAGGAACACCCGAACAAAAAGAAATAGTCGCAAATTATATTATGAAAAGAGATAAAGTAATAGGTATAAGAGATAATATGAGAGGTGATATGGAAGCAGCGGAGAATAAATTGAGAGAAACGGCTAGTAAAAAGTCTTTAAGAGATGGTACATTCAGTGACGCAGTGGATATGGAAAAAAAAGAAATAAGAGACAAGTATGAAGCACAAATTAATGGTATGACGACATCTCCTAAAATAAATTCTAATCCTAATAAAAAAGTGAGTGTCTCCACACTTAATGAAGCACCTCCAAATATTGTGGATGCAACTACGAATGTAGGTGGTGGTTCAGTTGGAACGTCTGGTAGTGGAAATCTAGCATCTTCAGTTCCAAATATATCTGCATCAAATTCTGATAATAATTTCACATTATACTCACAAACTCAATACAATATTTTAGTATAATATGGCAGCATCAGCAGTTTTACAAATCGGAGCAAAAATAGCATCAAAGTCTGCAGGTGCAATGAAGGGTGTCGCTAAAAGTAGTAAGAGATTGACAAAATCTGTACAAAAAAATATTAAAATTAAGAAAAGACTGAGAGCTACTTCTGAAAGATTTCAAAAATTTAGAGAGGAAAGAAAAAAAAGACAGGAAAGGGAATCTCTTTTAGAACAAGAAAAATCTCAAAAAAAGGGAGAGGGTCAAAAAACAAAAGGAACTTCTGGAAAAGGACCATTAGAAAGATTAATGTCACTCATTCAAATACTTTTGGTTGGATTTGTACTTAATAA